AGCGGTTGCTGGAATTAACCAAATCGCAAATAAAGGAAAAAGAAAATGGATAATTTGGAAGTAGTTGATGCTGGTTCTGCACCTTCGCAAGATGTGGAAATGTTTCAAGGAGAGTATGCTAGTGAAGCACCTCAAGTTGAATCAGTTCCTAATACTGACTTAGACCCTACTAGTGGTCAAGAAGTTGCAGCTCCAATTAGTGAAACCACAGAAAACGGTGTTGACCCAAAAGAAGACACTAATAGGTATGAGTACTGGCAGTCACAGGCTGATAAAGCCAAGAGTGAACTATCTAATCTTAGAGAAGAACTAGATTATTATAGAAATAGTATGGCTCCTGTTGAGCAAATTATTAAAAATAATCCAGAGGTTCTCGATAGTTTAGAAGCAAAGCTCTCCAATGGACAACCTGCAGGACAAACCCAAATGGGAGTTCAGCAGACTTCATTGAAGGAGCCTACAGAACCTGAGAAACCAGTTAATTACAATGAAGTTGATGCTTATAATGACCCAGAATCAAAGTCGTTTGAGTATCGAGTAGCTAAAGAAAACTATAGAGATGAATATCTTAGTTATCTTAGAAATGTTGATTCACAAAGGCAAGCAGAAATGCAGGCTCAATATGAACAACAAATGGCTGTACAACAACAGCAAGCTATACAACAACAAGCGTATAGTCATGCTGTTAATAACTATGGCTGGGATAATGCAAAAGCTAATGATTTTATCAAATGGGCTTCTGCACCAGATAATCTTTCTATGGATAATTTAGCTAAGTTATTTGAATTAAGAACAAATGCGAATCCAGTAGTGCAACAAAAAACACAAGAGATGCAAAATCAAGCTCAAAGGTTATCAGTACCTAAAGACCCTAGTGTTATAACAGGTAAATCTGAACAACCTAGAACTGATGAGCAATCTTTTAATGATGCATTACTAGGTCGCTAGTAATAAGGAGTTACGCAATGGCGGCAACTGAAAAGAAACTTGGTGCTAGTGGTGTAATCTACAACGAAAGACGAGATTTTTATGTAGACCCACAAGTTACTAAAGAACTATGGACTGATGTTGCTCCCTTTACTACAATGGTTAGTAATCAGGAGCTACGCTCAGTACCAGACCCTGTTTTCAAAATGTTTGAACACAGGAATCCTTGGATTAAACAAGAGTTCCAAGCAGCAGAATCAGCTACATTAAGTGATGATAACAATGGTGATAGCTTAGAAATTGACAATATCTATAACCTAGCATCTTCACCAGATTCATCTTATATTGGTTTACAATGTGAAGTATGGGACTCAGCTAAGACTACAAACAGAGGTGTTGTAGTAATTACTGCTATTCCAGAAGATAATCACATTACAGTAAAACCAATTAGTGGTGCTATTTCTGTATCAGATGATGATTACTTTTGTGTAATTGGTAATGCACATGGTGAAGGTAGTTCTGCTCCAGATGCATGGTCAGATGACCTTGATGTTGTGTTTAATAGTTGTCAGATTTTTAAAACACCACTACAAGTTACTGGAACTTTACAAGCTGCAGTACTTAGAGGTGAATCATCTGAATTAGCTAGACTACGCAGAATCAAAGCACAAGAGCATAAGATGCAAAAAGAAAAAGCTTTCTTATTTGGTAAGAGGCTTGGTGGAACAGGTCTTGACTTACAAGATGGTTCTACATCTGATTCTTTTGCTGATGGTGGAAGAACTGATGCTAATGGTAATTTAATTAGAAGTACATATGGAATTGTATCTGCATTAGAGCAGTATGGATCTTCTAGTTCTTCTGTTGATTATCAAAACATCTTTACTGTATCTGAGGCTAGTTACTCTTATGGTCAGTTTGTAGACGATATGGAAAAAGTATTCCAGTATGTTCCAGAAGTAGGCGTAAAGCGTGCTTTCGTGGGAGCTGGTGCTTTAGGTTATTGGTCTAAAATGGCAGGAGATTCTGGATTAGCTGGAAACTCTGGATGGAGTGTTAACCTTGGTGACATGAAACGTGATTCATTAGGATTTAACTACAGAGTACTTGAGACACCTCATGGTATGTTACAGTTGATTCCAACACCAGCTCTACGTAATCAGTACAATAAGTACATGGTTGTAGTATCTGATGAGAATCTATTTCATGCGCAGTATAGACCTTCTATGTATCAGGCTAATATTAAAACTGATAATGCCTTTGATGGTGTTAAAGACCAGTATATGTCTGATGAAGGACTTGGAATACAGTTAATTGAAAGTCATTCTCTATTTAAAATCACAGATTAAGGGGGCATATTATGGCTAGACCTTACTTAGGTGGTTCAAGTGCAGGAGTTAAATCTTTAACAGCTAGTGCTACACTTGGTAGTTCAGATAGTGGAAAAGTAATTTGTTTTACTCCACCTTCTAGTGCTGGTGCGTTAAACATAACTTTACCTGCGTGTAAAAAAGGATACGAGTTAAAGATTATACAAATAGCTGATTACGATACAGCAGCATGTAAAATTACATCTGCTGAAGGTAACAACTTTGTAGGACATCTACAGGCTCAAACAGGAGCTGGTGATAATGCAGGTCCAAACGTAGATTATATCGAGTTTGGTTCTGGTAGTGTTGCTGGTGACTATGTATCTATGGTATCTGATGGTTCTAAATGGTATATCGTTGATAGTTGCATGAAAGTAACTACTAATGGTTTAGCTTTTAGGTCATCATAAACAAAATGAGTATGGGGAGCTTTATGCTCCCCTGCTCTAGATAGGAGCATTATATGCCAATGGGCAAAGGAACGTATGGCTCTAAAAGAGGCAGACCTCCAAAAAAGAAAAAAGGTAAATCCATGCCTAAGAAAATGGGTAAAAAGAAATATAAGAAATAAACTATATAACCATGAGAGTTGTCAAGCTCGGTAAGTTATAAGAAAGATACAAGATGGCAATACACAAATACACAGTATTAGAAGCAAACAATATTAATTTAGGACAATCTGGTTCTATTTTTACAGATGATAATAGTGGTGCAATTAAACCTCCAGATGGTAAAGCGTTTGTAGCAATACAATTTTTAGCAGCAACTACATTTGATTCGTCAGGTGGATTAGTAGCAGAAAATAGTACATTTTATCCAAGCACAGAAGCATCAGCACATGATGCAACAGGTGGCTCTGAAACATATCAAGAAGGTTCTGGTGGAAAACAAATAGATGTAAGTAATACATTTCCAGCAGGCAGTACTATATATGGAAGATGGACTGAAATAGATTTAGCAAGTGGTAGTATAATAGCTTATATAGGTTAATAATGACTTTTATACAACAAGTAGAAGATTTAATTGGTGACCAAGATAGTGGATTAGATACTGCAATATTGCAATATCTGACTGCTTCTGCTAGAGAAGTTCAGTCTGCTTTACCACCTAGATTAAAAATGCGTTATGGTTCAGAAAACGTATTAAACAATGCAGATGGTTTAAATATAGAAGATAAAGAAGTTGTAAATATAGAACTTAATGGTCGTAGTGTTTCTGAAGTTCCTTTAGGAAGTAAGGCAGAAATAGAAGACACAAATAGTTTAAGTTTTGCAACTGCTAGAACTCCTGTTTATTATATGCAAGGAACAAAAGTAATGATTAAGCCAGATCCTACTGTTTCAGCTCCTGCAAGATTATACACTATAAGTTATCCTACAGTTAGTAGTAGTGACACAACAATAAGTAATATGCCAAGTACAGCTTATTACGCTGTTGTATTAGGTGCTGCTATTAAATTTTTACAAAATGTATTAAACACACAGGTGCAAACAGACGAAGATGTAGAGTTAGCACAAGGTACTACATTACAAATACAATCATTAACTCCTCTATATGCTCAAGAATTACAGAGGTTAGGAGCATTAATATGACACAACAACAATTACATGAATTAATTCGTGGGCATCATCCTGATATGAGCGAAACAGAAATACGCATAAGATTAAACAATGCGTCTAAAGAGTTTGCTAGAAAAAGCAGAAGTCTTGAAGGAGCATTTCAGTTTGATACTGAAGTAGGTAAAAGATATTACGGATTAGATAGTAGAATTATAGAAGTTAAACATGTTGATTTTGATGGTAAAACTATACAAAGAAGTTTAGTTAGACCAGAAGAAAGAGATTTGACATAATGGAACATTTATATTTTATAGAACGAGGTGCTATTGCAATAGTTAAACATAGTGGTGGTCAAAACTTTGCAAGTCCAACATCTGTTAAAACAGTTACAATGTTTGTAATAAAAGAAGATGATGAATTTATATCAGGAACTTCTAACACAGATGAAAAAATACATATGACTCAATCACCTTCATTTGACCCTGAGTTTCACGAAGCATTAGCTTATAAAGTTATTGCTGAAGGTTATGAAAAAAAACCAGAAACATTAGAATTAGCAGGATATTTTAGACAACTATTTGAATTAAAAGCTAGAGATGCTTTAGAAGCTGCTAACAAAGGTATAGATGGTTCTGGTTATACAATTGCAGGATATGATATATAATGGGATTTGTTACGCAATATGGACAAGAACAGGAAATAAGTGCTACATGGAATCTTGCTGATATTACATTTAATACTGCAGATTTTTCATTTAACTCACTTACTGCTACAGTTATAATAGATAATACTACAACATTATCTGAGATAAATATAGATACACCTGTATATACTAATGTACCTGACATTCCATTACCAACATATACTGCAGTAGCACAAGTAGCAAAACCAACATTTACGGAGGTATCAATTGGCTAGTTTACAAGATAAAGCGATAAAAGATTCGTATAAAGATTTATTAACAGTTGCAGGTACAACTGCAAATGAAGGATTAGAAACAACTGCTAAAAGAGTATTTGATGGAGAAGGCATAGGTAGTCCTTTATATTTAGGTACTAATACATTAGATATTGTAGGTACTACAACTATAACTGGTGATACAACAATGACTGGTAATCTTACAATTACTGGTGATTTAACTGTCGATGATATAGTAGCAGATGATATAAAAGGTGATACATTATCATTGCGTGACCAAACAAACGATAGTCAAATACAAGTAGCAAGAATTAATTATGATGCTACTGAGGGAGCAAGACTTAATATATTACGAAAAGTAATAATGAAAGATAAGATAGAAATCAATGGATCTTCTGGTACATTGGTTTTAGAAGCTAATAATGGCTTAGAAGCAAAAACAGATGGTACGTTAAAATTGCAAACAACAACTGCAGATTTACCTACCAGCCCTAGTGATGGGGATTTAATTAATAAAGATGGCGTAGTGTACATTGCTGTACAATAGGCTAATTAAAGGAGAATAAAACAATGGCAAGTTGGAAACGAGTAATTACTACAAGTGATGATAGTAATTATAAAAATAGTAACCTTGCTGCTAGTGATATACCTAATTCAGCTATTACTACAGCAAGATTAGCTGCTGATGCAGTAACAAACGCAAAGATAGCAGACAATGCTATTGATTCAGAGCATTATACTGATGGAAGTATTGATGCTGACCATTTAGCAGCTAATTCAGTAATTACTGCTAAAATACTAGATGCAAATGTAACAAGTGCAAAAATTGCTAGTAATGCAATTGTACAAGCTAAAATAGCTGACGATGCAGTTGGTGCTGCTGAACTTTCTACAGGTAATGATGTAGGTTCAGGTACAGATGGATATGTGTTATCTTGGGATGATACTAATACTGAAATGAAATGGATAGCTGCTGCTAGTGGTACTGTTAGCTCACTTAGTGATTTAAGTATTACTGCTACTGCTGCTGAAATTAATAAAATAGATGGTTTTACAGGAACTGCTTCTGATTTAAACTATGCAAAATCATTAAATGCAACAGGTGTAACTGCAAGTGAATTTGATAAGTTAGATGGTCTTACAGCTACTACAGCAGAATTAAACTATACAGATGGAGTAACTTCTAATATTCAAACTCAGTTAGATGGTAAACAAGCATCAGGTTCTTATCAAGCTACAATTACAGGTGCTGCTACTACAATTGATACTGAAAATTTAACTGCAAGTAGAGCAATGGTATCTAACGCTAGTGGTAAAGTTGCAGTTTCTGCAGTTACTTCTACAGAGTTGGGTTATTTAGATGGTGTTACTTCTG